GGGAGATACTTCAGAATTCGGATGCGCTGCCGGATACGTTCGAGGCAAAAAATGAGGAGCAGAGGCTGAAGAACCAGCAGGCGACATTTGGCGTCCAGCCCCCTAATCCGTCTGACAATGGCGGCGTGCCCGGCGGCGCAGGAGCAGGACAATGAAACTCAGGATAGTTAGCGACGGCACGCGCGGGCACAAATTGAATCGCTAGAGGCGCGCGCCAAGCATATTCTTTAATCTCCGCCTATGCTTCCTCGCGCGCGGAGCCACCCCTCCGAAAATTTAATCCTCACTTTCCATTAATCTCCACGCTGACATGAAGGCCGCGCTATTGGTCGTGGCGAATTCCGTCCGGCGGTGCCGGCGTAAAACATTTGGAGCGGTGCTCGAATGGCTAAGTTCAAGTTTAAGAAGGTGACGAAGCTCGACGAGGTGCCGGAGGCATATCGCGGAGTTTACGTTGAAAAAGATGGCGGGTTCGGAGTCGATCCGGCGAAGCTCGAAGATTTCGAGTGGGACGACAAGGAAGAGTTGTCCGGCGCGCTGGAGCGCGAACGCAAAGAGCGAAAGGACGCCAAGGCCGCGCTTGAAAGGTTTAAGGATCTTGACCCTGACAAGGCGCGCGAGGCGCTCGATAAGCTCCAGAAGCTCGAAGAAAAGAAGCTGATGGACAAGGGCGAGTTCGACCGTCTGCTGACAAAGCGGAAGGAAGAGTTCGACCTGGCCGAGGCGGAACTGAAAAGGCAACTGGCGGAGCGTGACTCACGGCTCGACAACTACGAGTTGATTAACCCCATCAGGGACGCTGCCCTCAAGGCAGGCGTTCTCCCGGAAGACATCGAGGATGTGCTGAAAATCACCTCGCACCGTTTCAAGCTCGACGAGAACCGCAAGCCGGTTGTCCTCGATAAGGACGGCGACGTGAGCAGCGCTCTGACGGTTGAAAAGTTCTGGGCCGAAGAGTTCAAGACGCAAAAGCCGAAGTTCTACGGGGCTTCGGGCGCAGGCGGGAGCGGCGCTCCGGCGGGCGGCACTGGCGGCGGTTCTGGCGGAGCCAAAACCGTCAAGCGCGACGCGTTCGAGAAGATGGCGCCAGTAGATCAAGCGGCGCACTTCAAATCGGGCGGCTCCGTCGTTGACTAAGCCGCGCTCTTAATGGGGGCACCGGCACTTTCCCAAGAAGGAAACATTTGTAATGTCCAACACATTAACCAACCTGATACCCGACCTCTATTCGGCCATCGACGTTGTGTCGCGCGAACTGGTCGGATTCATCCCCGCGGTCACGCTCGACGCATCTGCCACGCGCGCCGCCGTCGGTGAGACGATTCGCGTGCCCATCACGCCTGCCGCCGCAGCGGAAGACGTGACGCCGGGGACGACCCCGCCCGATACAGGCGACCAGGCGATTGGCAACGCGCAGCTTTCGATTACCAAGGCGCGCACCGTGCCCTTCCGCTGGACGGGCGAAGAGCAGAAGGGCTTGAACAACGGCCCCGGTTACGCAAGCATCCGCGTGCAGCAGATCGCGCAGGCGATCAGAACGCTCGTCAACGAGGTTGAGAGTGACATCGCCCTCCTGTACAAGAAATCTTCGCGGGCCTACGGCACGGCTGGCACTACGCCCTTCGCGTCGAACCTGTCCGAAGCCGCGCAGGTCCTCAAGATTCTTAAAGACAACGGCGCGCCGGAAGGCGACCTGCACCTCATCATCGGCACGACCGCAGGCGCCAACATGCGCAGCCTCTCTCAGCTTAGCAAGGCCAACGAGGCGGGCGATGACAGCATGCTTCGCCAGGGCGTCCTGCTGAACCTGTTCGGCATGATGATCCGCGAGTCGGCCCAGGTGAAGACCCACGTCATTGGAGCGGGCGCGAGCTATCAGGTGAACCATGCGGCTTATTCCATCGGCGACACGGACATCACCGTTGACACCGGCTCCGGCACCATTGTCGCGGGCGATGTTGTGACGGCTGCCGGAGACGCCAACAAGTACATCGTCGGCACCCCGCTGGCGGCGAACGTCTTCTCGCTCAATAAGCCGGGCCTGCGTGCCGCGTTGGCCGATAACGCCGCGCTGACCGTTGGCGCCGCTTATACGGCGAACATGGCCTTCCACAGAAGCGCAATGGTGCTGGTCGCGCGTCCTCCGGCACTCCCGGAAGAGGGCGACATGGCGGAAGATCGCATGCTCGTCACGGACCCGCGTTCCGGCCTCGTCTTCGAGGTCGCGATGTACAAGCAGTATCGCCGCATCCGCTACGAGATTTCTCTCGCGTGGGGCGCGTCGAACATCAAGTCGGAACACACGGCCACTCTGCTGGGCTAATTCGAGGCCAGCCAGCGCGCTGGTCTGGCGTGGGGCGAGTTTGAACGCTCCTCTCGCTCGCGCTAGACCAGCGCAAGTTTTTCGAGGTAGACGATGCTCTTAGAAACAGTGAAGGTCCAGCATCCGACCGTGCCAGGTGATTACACGATCATCAACACCTCGGATTTCAACCCGGACGCTCACAAGCTCTTCGTGGAGGCAGGGGCGCCGCCCGCGCGCGGTGTCCCGCAGGAAGAGTCAACCGTCGTCGCGCGGCGTCGCGCGGCGTCGCGCAGCAAAGCGGCTGAGGGCGAGTAATGGCGGACCTGGAAGATGTGGAAATCGTCGTGGTCGCCGAGATCGTGGAAGAGAATTACCAGGCGACGCGGTATTACTGTCAGCATTTGACCGATGGGCAGATAGCGTCTCTCAGGCTCGACCTCGTCACGTGGGGCGACATCCGGGACAAGCACCTCAAAATCAAGGGCGGCAAAGACGGCGTAGACCTCGACAACGAGCGCAAGCGCGCGGCCATTCGCCGTCGGCTGAGGCTCATGCTACTCCTTGAAGACGTGGGCAGTGTCGGCATCAGGATGGTCCGAGGATGAGCGAGTATGGTGACGCCATCGCGGATGCTAGACACGAACTGGCCGAGGCGGCTCCTGACTTCCTGCCGAACCGCTGCACGATTCTGAGGAGAACACTCTCCGATGACGGGCGCAGTGGGAAAGCGGAAAGTTACGCGGAAGCTGCTTCGGATGTCCCTTGCCGGATCGTTTTGCTTCCAGTTCATCTGCTAAATATGCTCGTTGGTGAGAGCGTTAAAGAGCAGGGTCGTTTCAACGTAGAGCTGCCCTACACCATTGAAATTCTTGAGTCAGATCGCTTGTTGATAAAAGGGATAACATACGTCATATCAGGCCCAACCAATGATACGAGCGATGCTTTGCTTCGAGTTCTACTCGTGACGAAGTTGAAAGCAGTTTGAAAGGTCCTTGAATGAGCGTCACCTCAGAAGCCGTGCGCAAGTTTCTCCAGGCCGACACCGGCGCTGGCGGCGTGATGGCGCTTGCAAAGGATGTCTATGACACCTTTGCGCCGGAGGGGTCGGACGGCCCTTACGTTCTGGTCAGAGTGCAGTCTCCGGCGATTCCCAGCTACACAGTAGGAGGAGACGGCACGCCATACCTTGAGGAGTCCGTTATCGCCACTGAGGTTGTGGACCAGAATCTTTCAGCCGCGGCGGCAGAAGACCTCGCGGCGCGGATCAAGACGGTGATGCAGGACGCGGCGCTTGAAATCAGCGGGCAAGAAACTCTGTGGTGCAGGTGGAGGTCAGACCTTGACCACATGACCATCGAGAACAAACTCCCCTTTCAGCACAAAGGTCAACTCTGGAACGTGAAGGCCGGACCGGCAGAATGAAAGAAAAATTCAGAATTGTGGATGGCATACACTTCGGCGACGACGACATTCGTGCCGAAGCAGGCGAAGAGCGCGATGATTTGCCGCCGCAGTCAATCGAGTGGTTGCTTGAGGCGGGACACATCGAGCGCGTTGCCCAACCCTCTGAGAGACTGACTGGAGTACAGCGTAAAGGGAGGGCGACAAAGAAATGACCGCTTCGATCTACAGCACCGTTAAATACTTAGTGGATAAGTATGACCTCACCCCCTTCTTCAAAGCCGCGAAGCCGCAGCGCATGTGCGATCCGCTCGAACATACCACGCTCGCCAGCGGGACGGCCCGCGAGCACCTGCCGGGCCTGGTCAGTGGCACCCTTTCCGCAGAGGGATTTTTCGACGCCTCGACGGGCGGCTCGGAAGATGTTCTACGCACGGCGCTCGGCAGCGCCACAAAAAAAATCACGACCGTCTTTGACGATAACTCAGTCGGCAGCGAAGCCAAGCTCCTCAATGCCGATGAGACCAAGTATGCCTCCACCATTCAGCCTGCGCAGCTCAAGCAGATAAATGGGGAGTTCGTGTCTAACGATGGCGGCATCGAGTCTGGCGTCGTGCTGCATGAATTAAAAGCAGAGACCGCGACCGGCTCCAGCGCGAGCGTGGACAACAGCGCGGCTTCTACCAATGGCGGCGTCGCACACCTGCACGTGACCGCGATCTCCGGCGCAGGCGCTTCTATCACGGTCAAGGTCCAGCATTCCGTTGACGGGTCAACCTGGGTGGATCTGGTGACATTCACAGCCGCGACCGCGACTACGCAAGAGCGGATTGAAGTCACCGGGACAGTTTATGAATTCTTGCGCGCCACGCGCGCGATGAGTGGCACAACGCCCTCAGTCACACACGCGGTCGCATTTGCGCGCCGCTAAACCAAGCGATTTATTTCAATAGAGGAGTTAATCATGGGAGCTTCAATCGGCAAGGGCGCACTCATCAAATTGGACGACACCACCGGCACGCCAGTAGACCTGAGCAGTCATCTGGTGGATATCAAGCCAACGCGACAGGCGGACAGTTTAGAAACCACGGTGGTTGGAGGCGTGGACCCTTCGAAGACGCACATCCCGGGTCTGCTTGACGGCGAGTCTGCTTTGTCCGTGCTCGCCAATGCGACCACGCGCGCGCTCATCAACGCTCTCTTCAGCGCGCGTTACACGGGCACGCTGGAGATTGGGCCCGATGGCTCAACTTCAGGTCTCACGAAAGAAACCGTCGAGTGCTTCATCACGAAGTTTGATGAGGGGCTAACGGCTGGTGGCCTCAAGAAGTTGGACATCACCTTGAAGTACACCGGCGGCTATACAGTCGGCGCATACGCATAGTCCCCATTTGCCTTTTGGATTCGTCGCACGCGCGACGGCTCCCGGCGGCGGGTTGCGACCTGTTACAGGCCAGCGAGAAACAGGCACCTCAATGGCTTCTCCAGACAGTCATTGAGGTGCCTGACTTTGAACAGCAGAGTGTGATTATGAGTCTTCAAGATTTTTTGAATCGAACAGAGCCGCTTGAGTTTCAGTTTGACGGACAAACCATGCGGGCAAACATCTACTCGCTCGGCCCCGACCGCTGGCCCCTGGAAGAAAGACGGAAAGTCCGGGCTGTGGCCCAGCGCCTAACCGCCCTTCAGGAGGCGAGTGCCGATGAATTCGAGCGCGAGGAGGCGCTGATCGCATACGCGCGCATCTACCTCCCGCGCATGGTCGCCTCTCTCGGAGTGAAATCTGAGGGCGAGGCGGAGCCGCCGCAAGTAGAGCCGCTGACGGATGACAACGTGGTCGCGCTCGGCGACGTGCTCTTGCTGCGCCTGCGCAACGTAGTGGATGCGCATCACGAGAACCCTACCAATGCCGAGACATCGCCCGGTGGCTCGGCACAAGAGGAGACCCCACAGCTTCCGCCGGAGACGACCTCGTAAAGCCGCCTCCGCCGGAGTACCTGGCGATGCGGCGGCTGCGCGTCGCGGCGAAATATTTGGATTCGAGCGTAGCGGAACTTTGGAGAATGACCAACGACGCGGGCGGCACGGACTTTATCCTTCGCGCCTGCGCTTACGCCAAAGCGGAAGAAGAGGGCGAGAAGCTGCGAGCGAGCATTGAAGCGCAGAGAGCAGAGGTCCACGGATGAGCGTCCGGGTTGAGCGAAAATTTACTGCCCGGGAGATCACGGAAAAGATGCTGCGCCGCGCCGCGCAAGCCAACCTGGAGTCCGCCAATGAAATGGCTGCCATAATGCGCGATACGTGTCCGGTCGGTCCCGACCATCCCGACAATAGCCCACACACGCGGGACACTATCGCCGTCACTCCGAACGAGGATGGCAGAGTGACCGTCAGCATCGGCGGCGCGATTATCTATATTGAATTCGGCACGCACAGCACGCCCGCCCACCCGGTTGTCATTCCCGCGCTTGAGCGCATTAAGCGAACCCATCATCAACGGATACAGGATGCGGTGAGACTCAAGGACTAGAAAACGATGGACGGCACCCTGGAAATTCAAAAATTACTTACCGTCCTCGACGTTGATGGCCAGCGGCTCGAACGCAACATGCAAGCTGCGTTCGACAAGTCGGAACGCAAGGCGAAAGACTCTACCGACAAAATAAATAGCACTCTCGCCTCAATTGGCTCCGGCGTTGGCAAGGGCGCGAGCATGGCCCTGCGTGCTCTCTCCGGAGATTTCGGTGATGTCATTGACCTGGCGACGGGCCTCACCAGCGCCGGACTTAAACTCCTTCCCGTCGTCGGCCCGGGACTCTCGGCTGCTTTTGATCAGACGAGCGGCGCAATGCTCTCGGCTATTGATAAGGGTTTCACATACAACGACATGATGAGGCGGCAGTCTATCTCGATGACTGCACTCACTGGCGACGCGAAGCTCACGCGCACGGAACTCGAACAATTAAGCGCAGTCACATCCAAAACTGAATTCGGAAAAACTTCCATCTTCGGCGCTGCGCGCGAGATGCAGAACATGGGGCGCGAAGCGAAGATGCTTCCGGCGGATCTGCTCGGCATGGCGGCTGCGTCTTCCGCGCTTTCGGCCAGCACTGAGGAGGCCCAGGCCAGGCTCAGCGGCATGGCCTCCGCGTTCGCTAAGGTCCTCGAAATGGGCAAGGTGGGGTCGCGCGACGTGCGCCGCCTGGTCGGCTCCGGCATCCCTGTCTTCGACATCCTGGCCGAACAGCTTGGCGTGAGTAAGAAGCGCGCCGAGCAACTCGTCAATCATGAGGTGATTGACGCGGACGATTTTATCACCGCGCTCACTTCCGGCATGGCGACGCGATTCGGCACGGCATCGCAGGAGATGCTGCAACTGCTGGACGTGCAGCAAAGGAAGCTCTCCGGCGGCATGGCGGCTCTTCAAGGCAAGGCGTTCAAAGGCGCATACGATGCGACCGTGACTGGCCTTGGCGGAGTCAACCAACTCATTCGCAGTGATGCTGCCAACTCAATTGCCGCGACTCTTAATACGCAAATCT